GGGGGTAGAGCAGACAATTATGCAAAATGCCAATTAGGTCCTGTATTATTTTATAATAGAGTTTTGACTTCGACGGAAGTTGACCAAGTTTACGACCATTTTCAACCAACATATAGACCTTAATTATCGTTTTGAAATAAAAAATTATATTTATATTGAGAATTACAAATTTTTAAAAATTAACTATATAAAATGGCAGAAAAAATCGTATCACCAGGTGTATTTACAAAAGAAAATGACCTATCATTCTTACAGCAAGGTATCGCTGATATAGGTGCGGCATTTATAGGACCTTTTAAAGAGGGCCCGTTAGTACCTACAATTGTTAATTCACAAGCTGAATTTGAAGAATTGTTTGGTAAAGTCGATGACACTTATTATACTCCGTTAGCAGTACAAAATTATTTAAGAGAAGCAGGCACCGCTACAATTTGTAGAGTTGGTGGTATAGGTGGATATACCGAAACCGCTCCTTTATTATTAACTGCAACTTCTGGTTCAGTATCAGCATCTTTAGGTATTTTATTCAATACATCAGGTAGTGCAAATGCAGGATTTGCAAACGCACAATGTACAGGTTCAACAACAGGCGGTGGAGATTTCGTATTGAGAGGTACTGGCCTTAATGTATCAGCATCTTTAGATTTGGCCGACATAAATGATATTGAAGCAGTATTTGGTAATTCAGCATTTGGCTCTAAAAATCCTTATGTATATGGATTTTTCAAAAATGCATCTATGACATTTGATTCATCCTGTTCTTCTTCAGTATTTGTATTGGGAGACCAATTATTTACCAACGATGCACAAGAGGCTCAAACACCAATTTTAAAATCACAATTAATAAGTGGTGATAGATATAATGTTTTGAGATTTATTACATTAGGTGCTGGTAATTCAGCAAATACAAAAGTTAAAGTTGCTATTTCTAATATTAAAGCAGCAGGTAGTGTTAGTGGAACCGATTATGGTGTATTTACCATAGTTGTTAGAGCATTTGGTGATACTAACAAAAAGAAAAATGTTTTAGAGACATGGTCAAATGTAAATTTGGATGTGAATTCACCTAACTTTGTATGTAGAGTAATTGGTAATAGAAGTAAATCAATAGCTTCAAATGGCAAAGTGACAGAATACGGAGATTGGGTAAATAGGTCTAAATATATTAGATGTTGGAATGAAAATGATGAAAGTTATGTAGCAGCTGAATCTTTACCAGTCCAAGCTGTTCCATTTGGACACGCTGCATACATTTTACCAGTTTCAGCATCAGTAGCTAAAGGTGCATTTAGTATCCCTGCTGTAACATACTTAACAGGTTCAGCAACACAATTTGGTGGTATAGATTTGGATAATAATGATGATAATAAAATATATTTAAAACCAATACCTTCAGCGGCTGGAAACGGTTCAAATTCAGTATTTGGATTGGATATATCAAATGGTGGTTCTCTATCAGTAGGTTCTTCTTTGGCACAATATGTTGTAGCATTTCAGGAAGGATTTGATGGTATGAGTCCAGCAACTGAAATTATGAAAGGTTCTAATATTCTTGCAGGTAATTCACAAGGATTCAACTTATCAACTTCTACAAGTTCAGGTTCGGTAGCATATAGCAAACATATAAATGCTCTTTCAAACGCAGATGAATATGATATTAATATGATTGTTGCACCAGGAGTTAGTAGAGCTTTACACCCTTCTACATGGACATCAATATTGGATATGGTGGAAGCAAGGTCTGATGCATTCTTTATCGCAGATGCAGGAAATTCCTCACTCGGTTTAGCAGCTACAGTTACACAAGCGGAAGCAGTAGATTCAAATTACGCAGCAATTTATTATCCTTGGGTTAAGACAGTTGATATAAATACTAATAAATTAATAAGTGTTCCACCTTCAGTATTACTACCTGGCGTATTCGCAGCAAACGATAGAGTAGCAGCAGAATGGTTCGCACCAGCAGGTTTAAATAGAGGTGGTTTAGTAGGCGCAGTATCAGTATTAGATAGATTAACTCAATCTGAAAGAGATACTTTATATGAAGGAAAAGTAAACCCAATAGCACAATTCCCAGGACAAGGAATAGTAGTATTTGGACAAAAAACCTTACAAGATAAGCCTTCAGCATTGGATAGAATTAATGTAAGAAGATTATTATTAACTGTTAGAAAGTTTATAGCATCTTCTTCTAAATTCTTAGTATTTGAACAAAACTCATCTGAAACCCGTAACAGATTCTTAAATATTGTTAATCCATATTTGGAATCAATTCAACAAAGACAAGGTTTATACGCTTTCAGAGTAGTTATGGATGAAAGTAATAATACACCAGATGTAATTGATAGAAACATTTTGCAAGGTGCTATCTTTTTACAACCAACAAAGACAGCTGAATTCTTACAGATTGATTTCAACATTCTTCCAACTGGTGCAAGTTTTGGTGGATAATTTAAAAAACAAATATTTATATAAAATAACATAAAAATAAAACAAAATGCCAGAAATTTTAGAGTTTGATAAAATGTTCTATAAAAATTTTGAACCAAAAGTTGGTAACAGATTTATTATGGAAATAAATGGTATAGAATCTTACATTGTTAAGACAGCTCAGAGACCTACAATACAGTTTGAACCAATCGTTTTGGACCATATCAACGTAAAAAGAAAGTTGAAGGGCAAAGGTGAATGGCAAGATATAAGTATAACCCTTTATGACCCAATCGTACCATCAGGGGCACAACAAGTTATGGAATGGGTTAGAAGTTCACATGAATCATTGACAGGTAGAGATGGATATAATACTTTTTACAAAAAAGATATTACTTTTTATCTATTAGGACCTGTAGGTGATAAAATTGAGCAATGGACTTTAAAAGGTGCATTTATTTTAAGTGCAAACTTTGGTGAATTAGATTGGGCTTCAAATGATCCTGTATCAATAGAATTATCTATAGCATATGATTACGCTATTTTAGAATACTAATCTTATTACAAACAAATATATAATTGAGGGGGAAGCACTTTTGTTTCCCCTTTATTTTTTTTAAAATACAATATATATAATAAACAAAGTTATAAAATTTATATGGAACAAAACATAGAACAACAGGTTATAAGGGGTTTAGGACAACCAATTCAATCAAAATCTTACCCATTTGCAACGGAAGTAATAAGTTTACCATCTAAAGGATTATGTTATCCTGAGGGTTCAGCATTAGCTAAAGGGGAAATTACTTTAAAACTTTTGACTGCAAAAGAGGAAGATATTTTGACATCCGCAAGTTTGATTCGTAAAGGTTCTACAATTGATAAATTATTAGAATCAATCGTAGTAGAACCCGGTGTAAATATTAATGATATTTTGATAGGGGATAAAAATGCAATTTTAGTAGCTAGTAGGGTGTTAGCATATGGGCCAATGTATAAGGTGACAGTGACTGACCCATCTGAAAAAGAGGAAGTAGATGTAGATGTGGATATGGCAAAATTATCAACTAAAGATGTGGATGAAACTAAATGGAACAGAAATAATGAATATGAATTTATCTTACCCAAATCAAAATTACCAATAAAATTTAAATTATTAACACACGGAGATGAAATAGCAATTTCTAAAGATGTAGAAGCTAGTGAAAAAACTCTTAAACAATCAAATGAAATTACGACACGTTGGAGAAGAATTATTACAGAGGTAAATGGTAATAGGGACATTGGTTATATTAGTAATTTTGTTATAAATCAATTTCAAATTCAGGATTCAAAAGCATTAAGAAAAATTATAAAAGATATAACGCCCGATGTTGATTTTACATTCGAATACACCTCACCATTTACAGGCGAAAAGGAGGCGTTAAAAGTCCCTATTGGGGTTGACTTTTTTTACCCTTCCGAATGATTACTCGGTAAGTTTACATAAAAAAATATTTCAAATGATATATTATGCTAATGGTGGATTTAATTGGCATGATTTATACTATATGCCTGTCAAGTTAAGAGAATTTTATTATAGAGAGCTATTAAATGCAAAAGATGAAGAAAATAAATCATATGAAAATATAATTAAAAGTAAATCTTCATCAACTGGCAAAATTAGAAAAAGGTAATTTTTATATTTAATATTTATATAAGAATACTTAACTTTAATAATGGCAACAAATAGTCAAAATACAAAAGAGTTAAAAGAGAACTCAAAGGAATTAAAAGAACTTACTTCCTCCATTGGTAATTTAGATGATTTAATTCGTGAATTATTTGAAAGTAATACAGATATTATTAAAAGTAATAATGAGTTAGTAAAATCTATTGGCGGTTTCGTAAATCAACAAAATAAAAATGCCAAAAAAGCCGCAGTAAAGACAAAATCAGAAAATAAAAAGAAACCTAAAGTAAAAGAGCCTGATACAAAAAAAGATGAAAGATCAGCAAAAAAGGGTATGGATTCAATGTTCAAAGGAATTGAAAGTGGATTCCTTAAGAACATTAATAAAATGTTTGGTGGTAAAATACTAAAAAGAGTAGAAACATTTTCAAAAAATTTAGAGGCAGGCGGCGTTAAAGGAAAATTTAGCGGTTCTGGTTATTATGATGAAAAAGGAAAAATTATAAAACAATTTAAAGGTGGCGTAATACCAAAGGGTGCTAAGCGTGTAACCGATGAAGCAGAACATAGAAAAAAATTTGGCGCCTCTATGTTTGACCCGAAAAAACCAAAAGGTGGATTCGCAGGGGCAGGTTATTATGACCCTAAAACAGGAGATTTAATAAAAGAAGGATTAAGTAGAAAAGGTTCGAAACTAATACAGAACAAAGAAGAGTATGCTGCTAAAATGCCTATGAATGCTGCAGGTAAAAGTAAGGCTGCCGGCGCGTTAGGACAGGCTGGTGCATCAATAACGAGAGGTGCCGCTGGCCTTTTAAGAGCAGCAGGACCGATTGGAGCTGCGTTTGCAGTCGGTATGCAAGTAGTAAATTTTTTCAATTCCGGTAAGGCAGCACAGACATTTTCCGATGTTGCAACATTTTTTGGTGGAGCCGGTGCAGGTAAAGAAACTACTACTGCTTTATTCAAAATGAGTAAACAATATAGAGATATAGTTGCGGACTATAACATAATGGCACCAGTAAAAGAGAAACACGCCCAGGAAAGGGATATGTTAGAGTATGAGAAAAGTATAGCGAGTGATAATTTAAGATTTGAGCAGGATTTAGTGAAGGACAAATTTAATCTGGAAATGGATAGAGCAAAGTCTTATATAGATTTTGCACATCAAAAACAAATGAAAGTATTAGATGCCGAACTTGATAAGAGAAAAACTTTATTTGTAACAGGAATGACTCAATTTGGCAAATTTATTAAGGCTAGTGAAGCAGCATTACAGGCAATAGGTTCATCTACAGAACAGGTTTTTAGTTCAATAGTAGGTGTTGCTAAAAATTTAGGCGCATCAGTTAAGGACCAGATAAGAATGTCAACAGGCGCACAAGGTCTTTCTAAACAATTGGGTGTTAGTGCTGAAGAAACCCTTAATATGGGAAATGCTTTTAGATTAATGAACAACACATCGTTGGAAATAGGTATGAATTTAGTAGCAGGTATAAAGGAATTCGCAGATGAAAATGGAAGAATGGCACAGGTAGTGATGAAAGATATGGTAGATTCCTCTGCTGATATATACAAATTTAGTGACGGTACAGCTGAAAATTTTGCAAAACAGGCAGTAGCCCTTAATAAAATGGGTACATCTATGTCTGCTATGTTAAAAGCATCGGATTCAATGGTACTTAATTATAAAGATAGTATTAAAGCCGAAATGGGATTATCAGCAATGCTTGGTAAAAATGTAGACCTTTCTGAAACTAGAGCAAAGTTAATGTCTGGTGACCAAAAAGGAGCAGCAGAATCATTAAGAGGTGCATTGGGTGATGTTGATATTAAAGGATTAAATCCATTTGCAAAACAACAGTTGACTAAAGCGACTGGTATGGATATCGAACAATTATTATCTATACAACAAGGTGGTGATGGAGATGTTAGTAAATCATTAGAGGAAAGAAATGCTGAAAAAGCAGGTATCGCAATAGCAGAGGGCGCATTGAAAATACAAAATGATAATGATAAAAAAAGAATGGAGGCCGATTTAGCTCATCAAGAAAAGATGATGAAATTTGAGCAAGATAAGAGAAAAGGAATGATGTTTATAGAACAGATGCAAAGATTAGAGGGTATTGCACTTGAAACAAAATTTAGGATTAAAACTGCAAAGATGGAAAGTGAACAGGATGTTGAAAGAGCGGTTGCAGAAATGCAAAAAGAATCTTCTGCAAAACTAATTAATAATCTATTTGTTGATAATGCAAAAACATTTAGAGATAATTTAATAAAGCAAAATATAACTGCGGATAGTGAGGCATTCAAAAATGCAATGAAGGGGTTCGAAGAAAAGCAAGAGCAAATAAAACAATATACTGCGGGACTTGTTCAATCGGGTGTATTGACAAGTGAGAACGCAGGAGCTATAATGGCTGATATAGGTGTAAAAATTGCAAAAGGAAAAGGGCAAGAAGTCACAGTAGATTATGTACAGCAACAATTAAAAGACCAAGGTGCATTTGAAAGAAACCAAAAAGAAAAGGAAGATGCATTAGCAAAAGCACAATCAGATTTAGCGGCAGCGGATAAAGCGGCATTCTATTCAATGGGTGGAACCGTTAGAAAGAGAGTTCAAAATAAAGAGATTTTT